GTCGTTCAGCGGTCATTTTGCCTCCAGTTCCAGGCGCAGTTGGGGGTCAACTGTCACAGTTTCTTTGACGGTTCGCTTCTCTTGCTTCTCCAGCGCCCGCTTGTACGCCATCACGAGGGCGTGCTGCGCCAGGGGCCGGTCGCGGAGGGAGGCGAGGGGCTTAGTCACCTCGGTACCTCGCGTCCCAGCGATTCCGCTGGCGGTTCCGCCACTCGCGGTATGCGGTCGTCTTGCGGCACTCTGGGCACCACTTGGCGTTGCCGGAGGTCGTGGCGAAGGTGGCTCCACAGTGGACGCAGGGCAGCGTCCGGTCGAAGCGGAGCGGCATGTGGGCGAGAGCGCCTGGGCGGTAGGGGGTCATTGGGCGGCCTCACGCTTGCGGCGTTTCGCTGCCTGGGAAGCGGCATTTGCCTTGATCGCACGCTCACGGCGTTGTTCTGGTGTCATGTTGGCGCTCGATTTCTTGCCGCCTTCGCTCCCGCCAATCTTCCCAAACTTTGACATCATCCTGGAAAAGGCTTCACGGTCCCGCGCAGAAATATCTACTCTACCCATTGCAAAAGGCTCCTTAGTGGTGTATGCTGTGGCTGTAAGGCCCAACCGGGATACGGGAAACAAGCTCCTGCCGGGTACGCGAGTGGGCATCAAGGAGTTCAGTCATCTCGCAAGCCAGTGTTTCGTGGATGGGAACGGCGTGCGGTGGAGTACCCCGCCACCAACCCTCCTGACCTGACGAGTCAGGGTAAAGAGAGCGGCCTCCGGCGAAAGGGATTCCGGAAGGCAGACAGCCGCCCCCATCCACGAAATTGTCAGCCTCCCAAGCCTGTCGAGGCAGGTCAGAGGGGAAAGCCACTCCCCCTCCTTGAGGGAAGTCTGTCATCAAAATCACTTCCTCCATGTGCCAGTCGGTCACGCCTTGCCACGCGCCTTCCTTGTCCTCACCCGGCCCGTTAAGGTACTCCCGGCAGCGGGCCTGCTCCACGAGGCAGCGGTCGAGCGGGGTCATGCGCCCCTCCGGACGAGCGTGGCGTTAAGCGTCCACGTCTCAAAACTCTCATACGACCACACGCCGCCGGCCCCACGCTTGGGCGTCATCAAAGTGAGGTCCTTGGGCCGCGTGGTATACACCTCACGGATCATGCTTCCACGTCTCCACACGTCACCTATGACTGGATTCCGTCGCGCGTCCTCGATCTCGGCGGCGGTGAAGGTCATAGCTTCGGCCCCGTTTCACACGTCACCACCAGTGGAGGCGTCCTACATGGGCATTGCTGCGTAAACGGCGACAGGACCCTGCCGCACACAGGGCAGATCCAGCCCATCTGGCCGTAGGTGGGCGTCGTTGCCTTGAACAGCGGACATCCGCATCCGCCCGTGGTGTACGGCATACCGCACTTCGGGCAGGTGCCGCCTGTGGTCTGATAGGGGTTCATGTCAGCCTCCTGAACTCTCGTTAGCCCCGGCCCCGCAAATCAAACAGTTCTTTGTCATAGCGCCTCCACGGTGATGATCGCGCCGGGCACGTCCAGGACCTTGCCGGGTCCGCAGAAGTGCTTCTCAGCGTGCAGGTTGACCACCCGCGCATCGTCGTCGATCACGCCGGCAATCGTGAGCGAGTCGAAAACGCTCCTCACCAACTTGTCCACGTCGGGCTTTCGGAATGGCCGTAGAATGCGCTTCGGCGTGGACTTCGGGCGGGGCAGGTAGAAGTCGATGCAGACAAACACGGGGCACTCGAACCAGCCGTTGAAATTCTCTCTGTTCCGTGCCTCGCGAACGGCCCAGACAATTGCCTCTCGCCACGGAGGGAGCGCCTTACATGACTCGACCATGATGCCGCGCCCAACGTGGCGCTTGCTGCCCTGCGGGGCGGGCGTGCCGAGGACGGTGATGGTCATGTCCGCTCCTTTCGCGCCGCGTCGATGGCGGCCTCGCCTTCACCGTCCCATCCGTGCTCAATCTGCTCAGCAGCGTGATCGGCAAAATGGCGAACTTCCCAATCCCACTTCGCGGATGCGGACTTTTCGCGGATAAATGCGGCAATTCGCGTCCGTTGTTCGTCCAGCCGTGCCGTTCCCTCGGCCAGTTGCGATTCGATGGCGGCGATGCGCCTCTGGACCCGGACCCCGGCGAAGTCACACATGCATCGCGTCAATTTCGGGCAGGCTCCGCAGTCAGGGCAGGGGTCCAAGTCCCAATACTCTTCGGCTGGTTCCTTTGCAGCAAGAGCAGCGCATTTGTCCTGAAACGCCTGCCAGGTGTCAGAGTCCCACGGCTTGTTACCGTCCATCACTCACCCCCTTCCGGAAGCACGGCCAACAGGGCGGCCTTGCAGATCGCGTCGGGCGGGGCGTTGAGGTAGCCCATCGCCGCATCGCCTTCGGATAGGTCAATGGGATCAGGCCAAAGGATGTCTTCGAGTTCGTCGAGAAATGCAGTGTTCAGCCCCCTCCGCTCGATCTCCGCCAGGACAAGAGCGACGGCGTTGCGGTCGGAGGAGTAGCGCGACACCATCTCGGCACGCGGGAACACTTTCTCAACGCCTTCGATGATCCTGTAGTATTCGTCGCGCTGTGACCAGATAATCGACAAACCGCTGATCTCATATACCTGCTCGTGCAAGACGAACGACATTCCTGTCTGGTCTTTTCGGATGTCCCACCCCATCACCTTTTCGGCCACCGCCGCGTCGAGTTCGCGGCCTTCGAGCGCTAGCACGTCAGTTCGCGTCATCGGGAGCCTCCGTCTGGCACCGCTCGTGCCACGTCGTCCCGCTCATGTACCTGCTCAGTTGTCCAGTTTTTCCGGTCAACTCGCCATACGTGAATCTTTCCCGACAGCCGGGGCAACGGCGTACCAGAAGATCAGTCACCACCCCCGCCCACGCTGTGCGGAGCCGCCACGGAAAGAAGCGCGACCATCCTCGCAAGTAACGCGGTTCATAGACGGTTAGCCAAAAGACCCACGGAAAGCGCCAGCGCCACTCCCGGCGCAGGTACTCGTGGTCACCCCAGTTAAAACACTGCGCCAATCGTACGAGCCGGTATCTCCACATGGGCTCAGGCCCAATGCTATTGCTGAGCAACATTGTCCTTCTCCTTCTCCGCCCAGCAGGGGCAGCGGTCGCAGTCGTCGTCATCCACCCGTGCCACTGGCATGTTTAGGGCACGCCACAGCCATGGTGGGACAGGCCAGCGACAATCAGATGTATTGGCTCGGCAATCGTTGGGCCTCATCGGATGGTGGTAATTCCCCTCCGCCCACCGACACGTCGCCCGCTTGGTGCTCGGTATCAATTCATCACCCCCCAGCCAAACCGCTTCCCACATGGCCATTGCCTGCCTATACTCGTCTGGACTCTCAGCCTTTAGGCGCTCCAAGACGAGTTGGTAAGCATTCTTCTGCCACGCATTGAATTTGGCAAGACGAGCGTCATCCATCGCGTCCCTCCAGGATAGCGGCGGCCTTCTCGAACGGTTTCCCGAGATTAGTCCAACCGTGAATGGCAAGGTATGGAGCTTGCTGTCTCAACGCAGCGTCCATGACCCGCAGCGCCGCGCTTTTTGCTCCGCGCAGTGTGCGGTGTGGCATCGGAGACAGCCCCAGGCAAGGCGGCGGCTGCCACACATACGTGCCCGGTCTTGGGGACCAGATGAAGCCTAAGCGACTCTCGTAGTCGCCCAGGGATGTTCGTGTCCATATAGTCATGGTGGAATTCGATCGTTCTGTGTCAGCCACGGGCGGCCTCCATCAGGGCTATCCCTGCGTTACGTTCAACCACCAACCTCTGCAAGTCAGCAGCTAGAAGGGGGTATCTCCTCTTACATGCTTTGGCGTACGCCCTCAGTGCAGCCCACGCGAAATCGTCATGGTCCAGATCGAGGACGAAATACTGGCACTTGTGGTGCTTGCCATGAGGTTCGCTCGAACCGTCCGTACGGGTCACGTTGTACTTGCGGTACAGCCCGCGTGTGGTGTCAGCCATTGCCTTCCTCCTTCGCCAGCGCGGCGTACTTGGTGAGGACGGTCCTTGCGTCTCGCGTTGCCCTGAATCCAACGGGGAACTGATGGTCGGCTTTGTGATCGCCGCAGTCGCCTTCCCCACAGCAACCCATCCTTGCCATGTCTACGGCGATACATTCAGCGCAGCATTCCAGCGCCTCCCGCGTCTCCCGCAGTGCGGCGCGGAGGGTGTTTACCACTTCTCGCGGCAGATCGTCTTCGCCAAACACATCATCAACCAACTGGGGCAGCGGCGGCTCGTTCCCGACCAACAATTCAGCAATCGCCTCAGCCGCTTTCCCGCGCGAAATGTCACCGCACTGTAGTAGAGAAAGAACGAATCCAACCTCATTGTGTTTTAGCTCGCAAAAGACCTTAAACCCAAACGTCTTCAGCCAACCCTTCATGGCGTAGGCGCGGTCGGGATGATTTGGCTCACCGCCCTTCACAAGGGATAGTTCAGCGCGGAGGGTGGCGATCTCGGCGTCCTTGGCCGCGAGTTTGACGGTCCAGTTGTAGATGTAGGCATCAAGTTCACTGGCCATCACGCGCCTCCCTTCAGTTGGGCCTCAACCGCCACACACCGCTCGAACTGATCCAAGAACGACTCGGCCATCTCCTTATCCCAAGGCCCCAAGTCCTCCTCGGCTCCGATGACGGTGACGTAAACCCGTTTATTCAGGTTCTGAACGAGGGAAATACTTTCATACCGGATGTAGATTTTTCTGCCTTCCGTCACCCTGTCCACAGTGATCCACATGGCTACGCGCCTCCCTTCAGCGCGGCGATCCTGTCACGGATCGCTTCCCACGAAATAGCTGTGCCACCCTTAATCGTCCACGCATAAAGAAACCGTTCAAGTTCTTCCTCCGCCCCCTCGCGTCTGGCCTCGGCGCGGACGCGGGCCAGGATGGCGGGGATATCAGGGTGATTTGCCGCCTCCCAAACTAACCGTTTTTCAGCGTGCGTTCGCCTTTCGGTAGGCAGCAGGGATAGCGTGGCCGCAAGCGCGTGAAACCTCTCCAGCGCCGCCGCAAGCGCCGCGTTCTGCTCTTCTAGTGGCTTACGGACTTCGGCGTCGTGAGCTTCAATAATAGCGGCGTAGTCGCAGTCAGACAGAAGGCTCCTGACGGTTTCAACCATGTAGTTGAAGTCCACCCAAGTCCATTGTGGAGACTCCTTCGTTGTTGTAAGCCGCGCCCTCACCGCCTTGATTATCAACGCCCAAGCCGCGATTTTCTCCTTCGCCGCCGCGAGTTCGGCTTCGAGGTCGGCGATGCGCTGATGCAACTTCCCGGCCTCGTGCTCCACCATACTCATCAGACTGTGGGTGTCGCTCATGGCTTCGCCTCCCGAATCTCTACCGTCAGCAGTACCGCCGCCATCCACGTCAGCCACCGGGCTATCGTCACCCGCCAGCGGCCCTTGATCCTGCCGCCGTAGTTGAGCGCATCCAACTCCTCGTTGCGCATCTCGCCGACGAGCCTGTCGGGACTCGTGACAACGAACGCGCCCCCGTTGGGCCGGTATGTCTTACGCCACGCCGAGCGGCGTGCGAGGCGATCGGCTTCGACCTGCTCCCAGGGCGTCATAGTTTCGGCTCCCCAAGCACGGCCTCGGCGATCTTCCTAAGTTCGCTAAACCTGAGAGAAATGCAGGATTCCTCCCACTGGAGGCGGGTCGCGCCGGTCGGCAGCCAACCTTCGCGCTCGGTCACAAGTACGCCTCCAACATCCCACGCGATGACGATTTCCCGCGCCAGCCCTCCCGTCGCCTTCGTGATGGTTTTTCGATTCATATAAGTGTCCACTTCATTCCGCCACCTCGTCTAGCCGCATCTGCCGCACGTCCTCTCGCAACATGCCGATGCTGTTGAGAATCTGCTCGCGGCCCAACTTGCGCTGCTTATTCATCTCCTTCGTTTGCGCGTCGTACTGATCGAGGTTATCCATCTCCTCGACGAGAATCCGCGCCTTTTCGGTTGCCGTGTAGGGCGTCATAGACCCACCTTCAGGAAAAACCGGGCAATCGGTCCGGGTGCAGGCTTCACAATCGTTGCTCCCTCATAGAGCGGCAGGAGTACCTTCGCAAAGGATGCTTGCCTGGCTTCGATAGCCGCCAGTTTGTCGTTGATGTCTTTCAGTGCCTTCGCCAGTGGGCGGGCGCGTGGGGGTTTCGGGCCTGTCGTCATACGCGCCCCTTCATTGCTTGGACCGTCGCGTCGAAGCCGCACAGCCACTCGGCGATCTCAGGCAGCGGCTTGTCCCAGTTCTCCAGCGCGTTCACGTTCCAGGGGTAGTCGTTTCGGTTTTCCTCTGCGACTCCCCAAGCATTACGCACACCGCCGATGAAGCGTGAAAACACGTCCGTTCCAAGGCTCGATACACTGCACTCGTCATCGGTCACGTCAGTCAACTGGCTGACGATGTACGGGCCAAACGCTCCGGCCAGTATGTCTTTCAATCGTTCCGTGACCGCATCTCGCAGCGCAGCCTCGCGCCGCTGTTTCGCCGTCAGTTTCTTCGTCATGCTGCTCCTTTGACCGCAAGCGGCTCGCCGGGCGTCCGCTCATGAATTGTGAATCCCAAGTCGATGAGGCGTTGCCGCTCGATCGACATATCCTCCACGAACTGTTCCAGCGCGGCGGCGAGCAGTGTGATGTACGGCTCGTCCCGCTGGACCCTCACAATCACTGGCGGCAACTCCGGGTGGTAAGAGCAGATATCTACCCAGTCGCGCTCGGCGACAAACAGTTGCCCTTGGAGTTGGACCCGGTAGTCAGTCGCCACATCGGACCACAACATGTAGCCGATGTGCGTATCCGGGGCTGGGCACTTGAATTCAGCCATTCCGTCGTTACCTACCAGCGCGTCCGGGGAACAGCCCCACGTCCTCAGATCGTTCTCAATAAACCCGACGCGCTTGATAGTGACCTCTTGGTCGAACTCGTAAAAGGACATCGCCTCGCCTTCCATCTCGTTGCCGCGCTGCATCCAACTCGTCTTCACTTGCTGGATCGGCCTGCCGATGATCAACTCCGCGATCAGATGCCGCATGTACGGCTTCGCCTGTGCTGATGGCTTGCCCCCCGGCGTCAGGATCTTGTCGAAGTTGCTGGCTGTCGGGATGCCCCTGCGCACCTCGCACCATTCGGGCGTCCCCTGCTCGAGGGTGTCGTAGACAATCACCGCCGCTTCCTCTCCAGTGCGTTGATTGCCTTCTGGTACTGTGCAACCGGGATGGCGTCCACCGACGACGCCCCCATGAACTTGAGGAAGCCGGTCGTGTCCGCCTTCACCTCTTTGAGCAAGTCGTTGATGACGATTTGCTGGTCGAGGCTGATGCAGCCTCCCTGCCCGTCGTCATCGAGTGGGTCATCCGTCGTGATGATGTTCCAGAAGTTCTGGACCAAGTACCGCTTGCCGAACGTGTAGGTGCTGCCAGTCCCCTGCGTCCCCGACTTCGCCCCGCTGGCATCGTAGGGCAGCGTGATTTGCCGCCGCTCCTTGTGGCCCATACGGTGGGACACACAGAGGACAACCTTCATCTTTGCGCCAAGATCCTCGGAGTCGAAGTCCTGCGCAAACCCTTCCTCCTCCAGCAGTGGCCTGATTGCCGCGTCCAGATCCTCGTAGCGGGCGAACTTCGACCGGATCTCGTTATGTACGACGATTTGCCCGTGCTTATTCACTCGCGGCATCTTCGGCTGGATGCGGGCCATCGCGGCGTTGAACTCCATCTCCGCCCGCGTCCGCATGAAGCGCTCCTGCATGTCCAGGAGTTCTCGCATCTTGCCCGTGTCCACGTTGGGGTCCGCCGCCGCCCGTGCGATCACGGCGAGGATGTTCTGCTCCGGCGCTTGCGTCTCCGCCACGCCCGTCTGGGGCGCGACCGTCAGTTCATTGCTCATGTCGTCCTTTCGTCACCCAACACCGCCTGCCCCATCAGTTCCGCGCCATGTCCATCCATGTCTCAACTCTCCCAATCTCTCCACGCCTCGCCTGCTCTAGCATGCCTTGCCTCGCCTTTCCTCGACCCGTCTTGCCTGCCGCGCCACGCCAAGCCCGGCCGTGCCCTGCATCGGCAAGCCAGTTCCCGCCATGCCTGCTCATCCACGCCAAGCCGATCAGTCAGCCGCCACGCGAGCCTTGCAGACCTTACGCATGGCACTGATGACCTCTACGAGTTCCTGTAACTCCTCGTATTTCCTCTGGAACCGCTCCATCTCTTCGAGAGCATCGTCGAGCAACTGCTGGCGGTGCTCTCGGTCGGAGAGTACCGCCGTGATCTGGCGGTACCCCCCATCCTTCCCGGTCCGATCCGGCGTCAGGCTCACGAACACTCGCGTCCGTCTCTGCCCGTCCTTTGGGCCGATGTACTCAACCACGACGTTCAGTAAACGACGCGCCTGCCACATTCTGTACTGTTCAGCAGCCGCGCTGTCATCCCATTCAAACTGGGAATGGAGTATAGACTCTTCATCACGCGCCGCCACAACAATGGTTGAAGCCGTCAGCACGCCGCCGTTGTCATCTGCCAGCCGCTTCAGCTCTGCAATGATTGCCGGATCGGTCATGACTACGCTCCTTTGGATTGCTCAAGTTCGAACGTGCCCCAGCCCATGCCGGTTGAGTTCTTTGAGTCTGGCCGTCCCTCGCCCAGCCCCACCTGCATCCCGACGCGGGAAAGCAAGTTGGTGACATCGGCGAGGCTGAACTGGTCTTGATCCCACTTGATTTTGACCTTCGCCTTCCAGTCGAAATAGGCCGCCCGGACGGTGACGTAGGGCTGGCCAGTTTCGACGCGGGCCATGTCCTCCTGCTTGGTCGGCTTGCCGAGGATGCGGATCAACGGAACTTGCGGCTCTTTGGCGTCCCAACCATCGGCCTCGACAAAGAGGCTCATCTTCGCCAGCGTCATCTTGAAGCCCACCAGTCGGCAAGCGGAGATGAGCGCGTTACGCACGGAGGCCGCGTTGAAGCCGTCCCATCCGTCCTTAGCGATGTAGCGGGCCTCCATGAAAGTGTCGTCCGTGGACTTCGGCTCCCGGACCCGCTTGGAGGATGCGGACTTGCCTTCCTCCATCTTCTGTTTCATCTGCTCTTTCGTCTTGGCAGAAAATCGGTGGATCACCAGCGGGGCCGTGCCCCTGATTCCGAAAACCGCCGTTCCGAAGTTTGGCGGCTTGATCGCCACCGTCTTTGTGTTTGTGTTAGTCATACTGTTCCTTGGTGTGTGTGTTTACCGCATCGGGAACATGGCGTCCCGTCTCGCCTGCTATGCCATGCCGCACCGAAACCCGACTCTCCGAGTCCTGCCAATCCTGCCTCGTCGGGCCTCTCCCATCCGCACCTTGCCTTGCCAAACCTGCCGAGCCCGTCCATGCCGCGCCTAGCCTAACCCCGCCTGCCAAGTTCACTTCTCAACCTCCAACACCGCCTGCCCGACCAACTCCCGATACCGGCTCTCCGGCACCATCGCCCGCACTGTCTTCGCCATCTCGCTCAACTGTCGAACAAGCGGCGCGATGGCTGCCTCGGCATCAGCCACCGACCGGACGCAGTAGTACCCGGCCACTTTCCCCCGGCTGGCTCCAATGGCTATGCCTTCGCGCCGCATCCGTTCCACAACGGCCTTGATCGCCCGCGGCGAGAGTCCCGTCGCTGCCTGGATCGTGGCGATGGTGACGGGCCGCTCGCGGGTCGCCTCTTGGATCTGAACCAAAACCGGCCAGGATGCTGTGAATGTCATAGTAGTAGCCCCCACTGCTCAAGCACATGGACCACAATCAGAGCAATTGCGGCGGCGAGAAGCCACTGGAGAAAGTTCTTCACACGCCCTCCGTCGGTCGCTGCTGATCCGCCGGCAGACCTGTCAGATCCAGAGCCGTCGGCTGATTCCGGATGGCCCGAAAATTCTCGCGAATCTGTTCGACGATCGACCCACCAACATGTCCGTATGCCGGATCGATTTTCAGTTCCCGCGCGAGCCGCTGTGCTTGGTCGCTGGCCAGACGAACTCGTCCGACCAACTCAATCAGCATCATCTCGGCATCTTCCGAAATGATCCGCTCATCGCGGACAGCCAAGCTCGTTTCTGCCACGTTCAGCGCCAGAAGCACCTGGCCGTGTGTCTGGTCGAGATCGTAGGCGGCCTCGGAAAGCGCCGAGAAGAACGCCGCGCGCGTCATGCCAACCCCCACGTCAGCAGCCACACCACGAATCCAATCCACGCTACGCTGAGCGCCACGTCCCACCACGAGAGCGGGCCGGGGTTCTCCGTTACCAGCCTGTCGGCTTCGGCCATGCGGTCGAAGCAACGGGCAGAACACGCCGGGCGATTTTTGAACCAGACGACGGGTTCGCCGTCGTAAAACTGCTGGCAGCCGATGCAGTAGTAGCGGCCTGCTGGCAGGCCAAGCACGGGTTGGTTCTGGCGCTCCATGCCATCTCCTTACCGACCGAAGATTCTCAAAACTTCCTGAAGTGCCCATGCCTCCGGCGTGCGAATAGAGCCAATCGCCGAGAGTGCGATGAGCACAGAAATTACGCCGATAAACAAGCACGCAAAACCGAAACCCGAGAAGTCGCCGGCCTTCGTCTTGCGCACCTCGACGTCGCCTCGCCAAATCAGCAACAGCCCACGGAGTTTCACGCGCTCACCGTGCGTTTTACACCGCCAAAAACCTTGGGGCGGCGGGAAATCCGCGAACCGCCGCCCCGCGCCTACCCTCGGAGGAGGAGGTAGACGAGACCGCAATTGAAAAAGAAGGAACTGACGAAGAGGATCAGCCACCTGAGTTGCCACGTCTGGGAGCGGGCAAACATCTTCCGCGAGACGGCTAACTCTTTCGTTAGGAATCCAACTTCGTCGCCCCGGCGCGGAGACCAACAACGCGGGTCCGGGGTTATTCCGTCGCTGGAAATCTTGTAGGGCGGGTTCACCGAATGGCCTCCGCTTTGGCGATGGCGTCCCTTGCGTCGGCCTCGACCACGGGGTCTAGCCAATCCCGTCGCGTTGGTAGGCATTCCATGATGCCCTTCAGCGCTCTCAGCAGTTCCGGCGCGGCGGCCCGGATGCGCTCTCGCCGTTCTGCGCTTGGTAGTAGCGGCGTGTGCTTCGTCATTGCGCGACCTCCGACCGTCTCCGTCTCTCCGCCACCAGTTCGTCGATCAGCGCCGCCCGCTTGGGGCACACGTCGCCCGCCGTCACGAACCTCTCGTAGTGATGAAGCGGAGTCTGATCTTCGAGGTCCAAGTCGCCGCCTGCGGCCATCAACCTGAATCCAACGGTCATCTTCGCTTGCGGCCCGCCGTCGCGCGGGGGTGAAGTTTGGCCTCTCATCGGGCGGCCTCTTCTATCTCGGAAATCAGCATGGATTCAAGTTGCTTGTTTTGTGCGTCCCTGGCAGCGGCCCAGGCAGCGTCCCAGGCAGCGGCCCAGGCAGCGTCCCAGGCAGCGTCCCTGGCAGCGTCCCAGGCAGCGGCCCTGGCAGCGTCCC